ACTTACCGTAGACGTTCGTACAATCGCTTCTGGTCAGCAAATATCACGGCAAGCTATTGAGCGTGGCACCGGCATAGACGCACTTATCGCCGCTGACATGATGGGCGCAGTAGCAACATCAGTAGAAGACCAAGTTATACACGGTTCAGGGTCATCAGGCAACCTACTAGGATTGTCCAACATTAGTGGCACAAATGCAATCACGTTTACCGACGGTTCCCCTACGGCGGCGGAAACATATTCTAAAATCGTGGACGGCATACAGCAGATTAACAGCAACCGCTTTGCAGGTGCTGATCTAATTCTGATGCACCCACGGAGGTTAGCGGCTATGCAGGCGGGACAAGATTCTAGTGGACGCCCCCTTGTTGTGCCAAGTAACCAAGTTCCCCAAAATTCACTTGGTGTAGGACCGATAGCCGGTTACGGTAACACAGGCGCCAGCATTGCAGGTCTGCCAGTAGTTACATCAGGCAAGGTCACAACCACAAGCGGTAGCGGTGGCAACGAAGACATGATCTTTATTGTTCGACGTGCCGACATGCTCCTATTTGAAGACAACACACAACCAGTGATGGTGAGAATGGACCAAACAGCAGGCTTAAACCTCACAGTTACGCTTGTTGCATACCAGTACGCTTGCTTCGTTGGTGGACGCTATCCAGCATCTATCAGCAAAATCAGCGGAACCGGATTGGTAGCTCCTACCTTCTAATTGAGTCTTGAGGGGCGGCACTGGTAGCCGGTGCCGTCTCTCACCTCTCAGAAAGGCAAATATGTCAAAATCATTATGGGAAAAACAGGCACCTAGTCGAGTACAAAAACCTAAGAAGGAAACAGTTAAGAAGGCACCTGCTAAGAAGGCATCTGCTAAGAAGAAGTAGGCAATGCCCAATTACGTCACACGCGATCTTGTTAAGCAGTACCTTGGAATTCCCTCAGGTACGTCGTCAGAAGATACAGCGATAGATAATGCTATAGCGGCGGCAGAAGCCGAAATCGACCAAATCACAGGGCGCACCTTCGTTGTACCTAGTAGTGCTACCGCTAAAGTATTTGTACCGTACGACGATTACACCGTGTACGTTGACGATATTGCTAAAACTGACGGTTTAATCGTTAAAGAAGATACAACGCTTGACGGCACCTACGATACAACGCTGACAATCACTACAGATTACTTTCTAGACGGCAACACAGCGCCGTACAGGGTAATTAGGCGTGTAGACGGTGATTCATACACTAGGGGACGTTACGGGCGTCCTACGTTGCAGGTAACAGCGTTTTATGGTTATGCAATGACGGTACCCGATCAGGTTAAGCAATGCGCGCTAGTCATAGCGGCACGCTTGTATCAGCGTCGTAGCAGTCCGTTAGGCTTTCAGGCTGGTAGCGTAGATGTCGGCTTCGTTCGTATTTCGAGGACGGACCCAGAGGTTATAGCGTTGCTTAGAGGGTTGAAACTACCGGCGGCGGCATAGTCGTGGATTACGACAACATCAGGGCAGGCATTAAGACACGGTTAGAAGCCGTCAGCAGTCCACAAGCATTTGTAACCGTTTATGACTTCGTACCAGACTTTCTTACACCACCCTGCGCTATAGTCGTACCCAGTAACAATGCGATAACGTTTCATGAAGCTATGGGTACGGTAGCCGCTGGTTTGGCAACGTGCCGGTTTGATATTGTTATAGCGGCGCAACGTTTCGAGAGTACAGCAAACCAAGAACTGCTAAACGATTATCTAGTAAGTGTGCCGACAGCGTTAGAAGCAGACCAGACATTAGGCGGAGAAGCGAAAAGCGTTACGGTTACGAATGCACGCAACTATGGACCCATAAGCTTCGCTGATGCGGTATTCTTAGGCGTACAGTTAGATTTAGAAGTTTTGGTTTAAAGGAGAATTATGAGCAAGTACGAAGTGACATCTGATAACCTTAGTGGTCACGAAAAAGGCGACAGCGTAACAGCAAAGCAGTTAGCAGGCGCAAACATAGAAGCCCTAATACAGGGCGGACATTTAAAAGAAACAAACCCTACAACAAAAAAGGATAAGTAAACAATGGCAGAATTTATGCTAAACGACGCAAGCATTACTATAAACAGCGTTGATCTAAGCACATACGTTACCAGCGTAACGTTGTCGCAAAGCGCCGACAGCTTAGAAACAACCGCTATGGGTGACACAGCGCGCACATTTATAGGCGGATTAACAAACGGAACATTGGACATTGACTTCAATGCTGATTTTGCGGCGTCAAAGACAGAAGCAACAATATTTCCTCTAGTCGGTACATCTACTGCGGTAGTTGTTAAACCGGCAAGCGGTAGTGTCTCGGCGACCAATCCCAGTTTTTCATTCAATTGTATAGTGACGGAGTGGGACAGCCTGAACGGTTCAATCGGTGAACTAGCAACGCATAGTGTTAGCTGGCAAATCGCAGGCGCCATAACAAAGGCGACGAGCTAGTACGATGCTAGGGTCAGACATCAGGCTACAAATTACGCCCGCTGGTGACAGCGACGCGTACACAGTGTCAATAAGCCTTAAGACAGCAATAGCATTCGAACGCGAGTTTAAAACAACGCTAGCAGGCGCTTTTAGTAACGACCCAAGCATAGAACATATATGTTGGCTTGCATGGACCGCTACACGCGAAAGCGGCAGAGTAGTTAAGTTGTTTGATGAGTGGGTAAGCACCGAAATAGCAGATATTACGCTAGTGGAGAGTGAACCCGATTTTTTAACAAGCGAGCCACAGCATATACAATCGCTAGGCTAGCGCTCATCACCAGACAACCATATACACAGCTTTTAGAATGCGACCCGTACGAGTTACGAGCGTTGACAATGGCGCACAACGACATACAAAAAGAGAGAGAACGAGCAAGTAAGCGGAACAGGTAACATGGCAAAAAGTATTAAAGCGACAGGCGTTAAGGAATTACGCAGAGAGCTACGCCGTATGGGGGACGACTTAGAAGACTTAAAAGCCCTTAACCTTGACGTTGCTACGCTTGTTAGTGACCGTGCGAAAGACATAGTGCCACGACGTACAGGTAAACTAGCCGATACGATACGCCCAGCAGGAACCAAAACCGCAGGTAGGGTGCGGGCAGGGTTCAAACGCGTACCGTACGCAGGCGTCATACACTTCGGACACCCAGCAAGAGGCATACAGCCACAACCGTTCCTTTATGATGCGTTAGACCAGCGCAGGGGCGAAGTATTTGACGCTTACTTTAAGGGTGTTAAGAAAATACAGCGTAAGGCAGGCTTATAAATGGCTAAAAAAACGAGCATCATTAACGTCGTTGTTGCTGGTGATAGCAAACCGTTACGCAAAGCTTTAGGCAAAGCCACACAGTCACTGGGCAACGTTACTAAGCAGATAGGTAAGTTCTCTGTTGCCGCTGGTGCCGCTTTTGCTGGTTTGGGCGCTAAAAGCATCGGTTTAGCCGTTGATTTTGAAGAATCACTGTCTAAGGCAAATCAAATATTTGGTGACGCCGCTAAAGGTATTGAGGACGCCGCTAAAAGCGCCGCTACGGAAGTAGGGTTATCGCGCGCAGAGTTCCTAGAAGCGTCGTCATCGTTTGGTGTGTTTGGTAAAGCCGCCGGTTTGACAGGTAACGAACTCTCAGGTTTTGCAGGGGATCTAGTCACATTGTCAGCCGATGTTGCCAGCTTTAACAATTTACGACCAGAACAAGCATTAGAAAAACTTAACGCTGGGCTTAGGGGTAGCGTAGAACCGTTGCAATCTATCGGCGTGTTAATGAATGCCGCCGCTGTCGAAACAGAAGCCCTAAACATGGGACTTATAGAGCAGGGTGAGGAATTAAGCGAAGGTCAGAAGATACTGGCACGCCATAGCCTGATCATGCAACAACTAGGCGAACAAGGCGCCACAGGCGATTTTAAGCGCACTAGCGAAGGTTTAGCGAACACGCAACGCATACTGCACGCACGTCTTAAAGATTTGGGTATTACGTTGGGTCAGGTGTTGTTGCCTATTGCTGAGAAAATGGCGGACGTTACCGGCAGGCTCATAACTAAATTTGAGGGCTGGTCACCAAAAATACAGGACGTATTTAACAAAGTTAAAGACCTGCTTATACCTGTTAAAGAATTAGCGCAAGAATGGCTACCAACAATAGCAAGCGCAGTTAAGGATTTGGTAGGCGAAACAGTAATACCAGCACTTGTAACAGCATTTAATAAAGTTAAGGACGTTATTAACGACAACATAATACCAGCATTTTCAGCTGTCGTAGATTTCGCTAAAACGAAAATACCGGA